GTGTCACGCGAACCGGTGTCAATGATGATGCCGGAGCTGGTCTTGGTCTTGGGTGTGCGGATTTGCACCAGAACGCGGCTACCGAAGGGCTGGATCCCGGGGTCTACCGCCGGAAAAGCCTCCGCCATTGCGTTCTCATAAGTCTGGGTCACCGTCTTTCTCCTCTTTCAGAAGTTGCAAGAGTATGTCGATCGCGGCCTCATAACCCGCGACCACGCCAACACGATACCCATACTCGAAGGCATCGCGCGTTTGGGGCTTCCGCAACGCCTCTAGAGCGAAGCGCTGTTGCTGCGCTTTGAGCGCGTTGAGGAAGCGTGTTTCAATGCCGCTCACGCGGGTGTCTTGGGGCCGGGTGCGGTCTTGGGGGCGGCGGGCAGCGTTTGCCCGTTCAGCTTTTCACCAGCGGCGAGGCGGTGTTTTTGCTTGACGTACGGGCCGCTCATCGGCACCGTGCCGGGGGTGGGTTTGTCGCTCATGCTGAGGCTCCTATGGGTCGAGGTTGGGTTAACGGGTGCCCGGGTTGATGCCCGTGCCAGTGCTCACACCGATCCGCTCGCCGCTGGCGATTTCCGCCGCAGCCAGTCGCATCGCGGTGTCGTTGTCGGCGGTGTTCATGCGCTCGCGTGCAGCCAGTTCTGCCGCTGTGCGCTCGTTTTCCGCCATCTGACGCACCTCCTCCTGCCGCATACGCTCCTGACGCTCGGCTTGCCGGTCGGCGAGCTTCTGAGCTTCGGTTTGTTGCTGCAGCGCGAGGCGCTGTTGGTCGCTTTGCGCGCGCTGTTGCAGCGCGGCTTGTTGCACTTGAGCGCCGATCTGCGCCACTTGCAGCGAGCTGTCGGGCGGCATCGGGGGTTGCGGCTTGAACTGCTCGGCGACTTGGCTGAGCTGGGCCAGTTCGTTGCCGAAGTTGCCGAGTTGCTGCTCGATGAACTGTTGCACCTGCACGATGACGTCGGCTTGTTGCGCGCCTTCGTCGGCGATGAGGTCTTGCTCCTCGGCTTTCTTGACGGCTTCGTGCGCTTCGACCAAGTAATAGTTCAACAAGTGGTCGCGCAAGTGCATCGCGATCGGATACAAGTACGTTTTCTGGATCGCGGGGTTCATTCCGAACAACGGCGACTTGAGGAACGCCACGTGCGTGCGGATATGGGCCATGTGATCCTGCTTCGGCACCACATAAATGGGCCTGCCCATCGACGCGGCCACATTTTCCGACACCGGGTCCACGTCGTCCTTGCCCTGATCGGGCACGAGCACGTCTTTGTCGGGGATTTTCATGGCGCGGAGGAACATTTCCTCCACTTTGCGCTGGTCATACATGCCCGGCAGCATCGCCGAGCGTTGCATGAGCGCTTGCACCTGCGCGAATCGCTGCGTTTCCGAGAAAATCGCAGGATCCGACACCGGAATCACGTCCAGCGGGCCGTCAAAGTCCTCCGGCTCCACCTCGCGCCCGTTGTCGTAGCCGTCGAGGAGGGTTTCGTCGAGGTAGGCGCTGTTGATGCGGTGCAAAATCTTGAACACCCGCGCCATCGAGTTGTGCAGCCGCGAGTGAATCGACGAGAAAACCACCATGCCCTGCTCGATGAGCGCCATGGTGGTGCCCACGGGCTGGTTGGGGTTGGCGTCGGAGAGCTTTTCGAACGAGGTTTGCACCACGCCCTTGCCCGCGTCGACCAAGAACCCCAGCAACTGGAACAACACCGCGCTCGGCGGGTTGAACGGCATGGGCATCGCGAGCTTGCGGATGTCGTCGACGAGCGCGCCGCCCTCGATTTCCGCCACCTCGGTGGGCTGGACATTGATGGTCTGGCCGTTGGGCCCGCCCTTCAGTTTCAGCAGCGTGGGGATGTTCTGGATGTGGGCGCTGTCGAGCAGCGCGCGCAACGCTCCAGTGGCCGCGCCGCTCAGTCCGCCGATCATGTGCGTGAGCCCGATGGGGTACGCCCCGCGCCAAGGCACGAACGGGAACTCAACAATCCAGTCGAGCTCCTTGCGCATCTCGTCGTCGGGCTCCCAGTTGCGGTAGAGGCTCAGCGCTTTGCCCGAACTTTTGTCGATGGACAAGATGTACGGCTCGGGGCCGTCGCCGAAGTCGAGGTGCGTGTACACTTCGAAGATCGTGCGCAGCCCGTCGTCGTTGTAGGAGACGTCCTTGCGGCCTTCGATCTTGTCGTTGGCTTGCGAGGCTTTGCTGAACTCGGGGTCTTCAGGCTGACCGACGTCCACATCGCGGTACATGCCCGCGTCCACCCGCCGCGTGTATTCGAACTTGGTGATGTATTGGACGTGCGTCTTGCGCTCGGCGGAATAGAAGTTGGTCGCGGCGAACGGCAGGTAGATGTCGTCGATGGCGATGAACTCGCTGCACGGGCGCTTCCACCGCGCGCTCCACATCATCTTCAAGTACTGCCCGCCGCCCAGCGGCAGCTGCGTGCTGAGCTGCTCCAGCTCGCTGCGGAACTCCGTCATCTGTTCCGTGCACTGCCAGTTCATGAAGTCAGCCTTGCGCCCCGCCTTCTCGACCTTCTCCTTGTCGTGCTCGCCGAGGATCTTCGACTTCACGGGGCCGGTGGGCGGGAACACCTCTTTCATGAACCGCGCGCTGAAGTCGACGCACGCTTCCACCAGCATCGGGTGCACGACCTTGTTGGCGCCAGTGAACTGCGCGCCGCCCGGGGCGTCGTCGCCCAGACCGGTGCGGCGCAGGCCTTCCTCGTATTGCTTGTCGCGCTTTTCGCGAGCTTCCTTGTCTTTCTCGATCTTCTCGAGCAAGTCCTTGGTCGCCGCGCTCAACGCAGCGGGGTCCACCTCGTCCACGATGTTGGCGAAGTGTTCCTTGTTGCGAGAGACCTGCTCTTCGTTGTCCAGCCGAACAATCGCGCCGCCGTCTTCGGTGTCTTCGACATCCAGCTCGTCTTCGTCGAGCTCAATGAGCTCGCCCTTTTCGAGATCGTCGTCGTTCATTTCAGCCATGGAATGCCTCTTTCATTTCGGACACAATTGTGTCGATTTCTGCGGGATCATACTTCACCAAGCCGCCTGCGGCGTAACCGGGTGTGAACTGATCGGTGAACTTGCCGGCCATCTGCGCGATCTCGTCGGAATTGAAGTTGACGAAGCCGCCCTTGCCGTAGCCGGGGGTGGTTTGGCCCGGGCCGTTGAGGATGTGCTCTTTCGCTTCGGGCGAGAAGTTGATCTCGTAGTACGCGGTGTAGGGCGCGGGAGCCTTGCCACCCGGGCTGGCGCCCATCAGCTGAATGGGCTTGATTTCCACGCCGGGTATGCGACCGAGCGGCTTCAGGCCTTCGCGCATGATCTGCTGATCGTAGATCGATGCGTAGGGTGCGGGATCGTTGCCGCGCACCATTGCGATCGTGCGCGCCGTGGGGTAGTACACGGTCGTCGCGCCTTTTTCGAGCGCGTCGTCGACCGCAGCCTTGAACAGCGTGCCGTGCACCTGCCGCAACGCGCCGGTCTGCTCGGCCGACAGCGCGCCCTTTTGCGCGTCGGACTGGATCTCTTCGATGATGACGCTGTTGGGCTTCACTTTCAGCATCTGGCGCTCGCCGGTTCTCACGCCGGGGGCCAGCACCATCGGGTCGCTGAAGTCCTTGGGGATGCGCGTGCCGCGAATGTGTCCGATCAAGCCATCGTCCGCCGGATCGTAGCCCGAGTAGTGTCGGTAGTAGGTTCCCGCCCGCTGCGGGTGCGACACGCCCAGCTCGAAGTAGTTGCCTTCGTCGAGGTAGGCGCGCACATCGTTGGGCAACAAGCGTTGTGTGTCTTGGAAGGCATAACCGCTGGTCGTGCCCAAGACATCGTCGTTGGCGTACTGAGCGATGTCTTCGGCTGTACGCATCACAGCGTTGTCGAGCTCTTCTTGCACCAAGTTGTCGAACAGATGGAACCCGTCGTCTGCATCGTCCATGCCCGCGCGCCTCAATGCGGAACGCAAGTTGCTGGGCAGTTCGTCGAACCCAATGTAACCGGCGTGGTAGTCTTGCAGTGCGGTGTGCAGCTCGTCGATGTTGCCCCGTGCACGCACCCCCAACCGATCCAACACGTTGTCGAACAGCATCGAGCCGTCTTGAACGACCATGTCGCGGGCTTGCTCCATGATGTCGTCGTTCATCTGGCTGCCGACCTGCCCGGTGTGCAAATCGACCTTGCTGTATTCGGACGGCGGGATGCGGGCTTCGAAGTCAGCCTTGCTGAGCTTGGTGCCCGGGGCGATGTCCTCGTACCGCGCGGCAATCTCCTTGAACGCATCTTGCGTGACGCCGGGGGTGCCTTTGGCTTGCGCCAAGAACGCTTCGACGGGTTGCACGTCCGGGCCGCGCAGCGCTTCCGCGCTCAACACGGGGCGCAAGTTGATGTTGCCTTGCGGCTTCACGATAGCGGCGAGCGGCGACATCTGACCGGCTTCCTGCAACACGCCCACAGCGGTGGCTTGCGGGTTGCCGGTGATGGCCTGGACCATTCGGTTGCCGGCGACGTCCGCCGCGCGGTTCACGCCACGCGCAATCTTCGTGACGCCTGCTCCGCCAGCGAGCGTGCCCATGCCAGAGAACAATTGACCGGCGGGCGACGTGTCCTCGCCAGGGATGCGCGGCAGGATCTCTTCGGAGGTCGGCAGCACGGTCTTCTCAGCAGCGCGCGACAAACCGCCGCGTGTGGGCAGCGGCACCATGCGCAGCAAGCTCTCGACGTCTCCCGGCAAACCCGCCGTGCCTGCGGCCCAACCGCGTGCGAGCTGCAGCGGCATGTTCACGCCGCGCGACTGGTTGAGCTCTTCGGCGCGACGACCCGAGCGCGGGCGCAGTTGCTGGAGCCGAGCCAAGTATTCTTCCTCGCTCATCTCGTCGCCCGACTTCACTGCGCCGCCGGTGGCCATCTTCTTGGCGCGCAACAGCTCGAGCGCCTCGGGCGTCATCATCTCGAACAACCGCCGCTCGGTGGCGCGGGTGTCGGGGGTGATGAGCCGGTTGCCGAGTTGCAGCTCGTGTCGGCCGAGCCCTTGCTCAGCGCGGCGACGCAACAGCATCAGCGACGCTGCGTCCTCCATCAAGTCGCCGATGTCGCCGCCGTACTCGAAGTAGTCCCGGAACGCCGGGTCGTCCATGATCGAGCGGAACTTGCCGCGCGCCGCGCCGCGCTGCAGCTCGTACCGGGCGTCGTCGATGCGACGCGGGTCGAACACGGCCAGCGGCTTGTCGGTGGCGAAGAAGTTGTACGCCGCGCTCGCGCGTGCGGCGCGCTCGGGCGGCTGCACGATCAACGACCGCAGCTCCCGGGCCACGGGGCCGGAGCGCACCTGAGCGCCATACTTGTCGCGGTAGTACGCAAAGTCCTCCGGGCTCGGGCGCACGCCCAACGCGCCCACGGGGTGCGTGTGCACGTCGAGCACAGGCCGATCGCTCATCAGCGCCGCACTGCGGTCTGCGGAGCTGGGCATCACGGTGTACTTGTCGCCCTCGACAACACTGCCGCCCACGGGCTTGTCGGACGCGCCCACGACGGCGTGCTCTCTGCCGGTGCGGGCGGAGCGGCGCAACGCTTCGCGCACGGGCTCGGTCTGAGCCGGGGCTTCGCGCGCCATCAGCTTGCGCAACATCGCCAGCACACTTGAAGACATAGTTCAGTCCCTCACCACTTGGTTTTGTTGGCCCAGTACGCGGCGCTCATCTTGCCCTTGGCGATGTTCTTGGCGTGGCGCGCCTTGAACGATTCGTTGCGAGCGCTGCCCTCGGGCGAGCCCTTGACGCCCTGCTGGCCGAAGCGAATGATCTTCTCCTCACCGTCGGCGCAGGCCTTCACGATGTGGCTCTTCTTGGGGTGGCTGGGCGTGGAGCGCGGCTTGTTGCACGCCATCGCCGCCTTGTCGACTTTGGTGGCCATCGCTCAGCCCTTCTTGCGCGCCGCGCGCATGTTGTCGACGAGGTTGGGGTAGGGTCGGCCAGCAGCCTTGGCAGATGCCTTGGCGGAGCGCTTCTCACCCTTGCTCAACGGCTCGGGCGCGCCGAGCGACTTGGGGCGGGCTTTGTCCCAGATGGGCTTGTTGGACTTAGACGGCATAGGGGTTGATCCTTTCGCGTTTCCATTGGCGGGGCTCGTCAGGGTCGCGCGCCTTGGGCAACTCGAACCAGCCGTCGTTCTTGAGGTAGATGATCGCCTGAGTGAACGTGTCGACATAGTCGTCGTGCTCGGCGACCGGGAACTTCTCGAGCTGCTTGATGAACGGCAGCGCCCAGCTCACTGGGTGGCCCGGGTTCTTGCCGCTCTCTGGCACCCACACGTGGCCGAGCTCGAGCGTGGGCGCGGCCTGATGCGCGCGGCTCACCTTGTCGGCGTTGCCGGGGTTGTAGCCGATGGCCGGCACCCGTGCGAGCCGCATGTCTTGCAGCAGGCTCTGACCGCTGGCCTTGGCTTCCACGAGCACGCGGTCAGGTCGCCGCGCGGTGCGCAGCCCGTCCTTGACGGTCGTGCCGCCGTACTCGGTTTGCCAATCGCGGATCGCGCGTGTGCGCAGCTCGGGGTACGTCAGGTGCTCGTCCCACGCGTCGATCAGCATGACCTGCCGTGCGCCCTCGTGCGTGAAGATCGCGTACACGCTGCATGCGGTCGGGTCGCCGCTCGTCTTCTCAGTGAACGCGCAGTCGTAGCTCTGCAGGACATACTCGAATTGAGGCAACGCGCGGTCGTGGGGCCACAGCCGCAGGTGCTTGGTCTTCAGGATGCCGCCCTCGGCAGGTTGCGGATCCTGCTGGAGCTGGCCCGCCGTCCCGTACGTGCCGAGCAGCTGCTTCAGCTCCGTGATCTCTTTCTCGCCGAATCGCTCGGGGCATATCAGCTGGCCTTTCTTGTTGCGCGGGTCGTAGGGGCCGAGCACGGTCTTGCGCTTCACGCCGTCCCACTCGGCCGGGATCATCAAGTGTTCCCACCCGCCAATGTCCTCCAGGATGTGTCCGGAGATGTCCTTCTCGTGCAGACGCTGCATGATGGTGATCATGGCGTCACGCTTGGGGTCGTTCAGTCGCGTGGACCACACCATGTCGAACCACTCGAGCGCGCTCTCGCGCATCACGTCTGATTGCGCCTCTTGCGCCGAATGCGGGTCGTCGAGCAACAGCCTCGAGCCGCCCTCACCGGTCGCCGTGCCGCCCACAGAGGTGGCGAGCCGGTAGCCGGTCTTGTCGTTCTCGAAGCGCTGCTTGGCGTTCTGGTCACCGGCCAGCGCGAACAAGTGGCCCCACCGCTCCTGGTACCAGGGCGACTGCACGAGCCGCCGCGCCTTCAGGTTGTCGCGGATGGACAGTGTGCCGCTGTAGCTCGCGCACAAGTACTTTTCCTCGGGCCGCACCAGCCACTCCCACATCGGGTACATGACCGACACGATCGTGGACTTGGAGTGTCGCGGCGGGATGTTGATCAGCAGCTTGCGCAGCTCGCCCGCGCTGATCGCTTCCAAGTGTTCGCAGATCACTTCAATGTGCCAGCTCTCAATGAAGTTCACTCCGGGCTCGACCACGTGCCATGACTGCTTCACGAACTCATACAGGCTCGCTGACGCCGCGCGGCGCTCACGCTCGCGGCGCACCATGTCCAGCATCACGACGGGGCTGAGCGGCGCGTTCATCAGTGGTCGGCCCTCATGTGTCGAATGACGTGGGCGCAATGCTTGGCGAGCGTGCCCTCAGGCATCTGTTCCAGCGTGGCGGCGATGGCTTCCCGCTGAGCCGCAGCAACCCACTCGGCGTAGTCGCGCAACATCTCGGGCGACAACTGCACGACCCACCCGTCTGGCGTCTCACGCACCGTCCCGCAACGCCGCAGCCAGTCCTCGATCATCTCGAGATGCGCCCCGCTCGGCGTGCGGTCGACCCTCATGGTTGCGCCGCCTTCGACAACAGCCGCTGCATCTGTTCCAGCTCAGTGTCGCTGAGCCCCTTCATGTCGATGGCCGCAACACTGATGGGCCCGCCGTTCGCTCCCGTCATCTCGCTGCGCGCCAGCTTGGGCACGTGGTACTCGACCACGTCACGCAGCATGGCGAACGCTTTTTCGGGGTTGGGCGGGACGAGCCACATCGGTTCGCCCTCGTCGTCGTAGCGTTGGTTGCCGTCGCCGTCCACGCGGGGCACGCCCTGCGCGACCTTGTCGAGCCACTCCTGCATCCGACCCGCGTTGTCGTCCACAAACGCCGCAATGGCGAGCCGCGCGTCACGCGTCGCCTTGTTTGGAACCCCGGGAGCGCGACCGCTGCCTGGCGGTCGACCGCTGCGCCCTTTGACACCGGCCATGGTCTATCCTCATCTATTTTGAAAATGCGTCGTTCAGCACTCAGCCGCGCGATTATCCCCCGCCGCGATCATTTTCGGCAACAACGCCGCGCTCGTTCGATTTTCCACACAGCCGCCAGAAGTTTGTTCCATCTCGGGTACGCCGCTCGATCCTGAGATGCCCGAGTGCCCGAGTTCTCCTATTCTTCTCTCCTACGTAATTAAAATGAATTTAATTTTGTACGATCAAACAATTACTCACTTGGGATTTTTGGGATTCTTGGGATCTTTTGCCCAAGTTGCCCAAGCCGTAAATTATCGCGGCTCGCTCTCACGAAAATCCCTCGCGGCTCTCGCGCCCGTTTCTGCTTCAATCTCGGGTACGGATTCAGCCCTTCTTTGCGGCCAAATTGACCACGTTGGGCGCTTCCGCCGACTGCGCGGCGAGCAGAGCTTCGCCCCGCGCTCGCACAGCCTCCGCCGCCACGTTAGGGTCACGCGTCAGGTCTCCGCGCACGAACGCGTACCGCGCGCGCACCGTCTTGCCTTCCTTGCGGAACACCCACCGGTCTGCCCCGCCCGGGGCGGGCACTTGCACGTACCCGGCGCGGTTCATGCGGTGAGCAATCTTGCGCGGCGACTTCAGCATGCCGGCCACCTCGTCGTGGTGGTCGAACTGCGGCACGGCGAGCTCCTGGCCGAGGATGGCGTCCGGGTGCCCGAGGTGGTCGAGCGCCCATGCCACCGCGTCTTCCGGCTCGCCCCAGCTCGCGGCCACAGCGCCCCACCCGGCGGTGCGGGTGACTTGCGCCTTGGGGTCGAAGGACGAGAGCTCGCGCGCGGCCAGCCAACTGGCCACGTGGGCCACGCCGCCACTTTCGAACCACGCGAAGAGCTCGTTGAAGTAGTTGGGTCGATCTTGGGCCTCGTGCCACTTTTGTTGAAGAGGGGAGTGCATGATGAACATGCGGCGATCCTCGGGCGGGATGTACATGCTCATCCAGTCGTTCGTCGTGATGAAGACGCGCACGCGGTTGATGATGTGGCGGAGCTTGGCGTACTTGTCGTTGAGCGGGAGCGTGTCGGGCGGCGCAACGATGATGGGCTTAAGAATGTTGTAGGCTGTGCTCGCGTGGTGGTCGTCCTTGTTGGGGCGCACCTCGTCGACCACGAGCATCAGCGTCTCGAGCCAGGGCTTGTACGGGCTGAACAGTTCGTCGGGGTCGATGTTCTTGGTGTTCCAGTTGCCGACCGCCGCCTTCACGGGCATGAGCGCGGCGTCCTTGCCGATGCCTTGCGTGCCGCTCAGCACGATGGCCGCATTGCACTTCACGTCCGGGTGCTGCACCATGTGGGCGCAGAAGTCGAAGAAGAACTCATGCTCGGTGGGGTCGGGCCAGAGCTTCTTGACGTGCTGCACCCACGGCTCCGCGCTCGCGGGGTCGCCCGCCAAGTTGGGCGGCGGCAAGTACTTGTTGTAAACGCGCCTCCCCGGTGCGGGGCGCCAGCCGTTGGCGTCGATGAACCGATCGTGAATGATCTGCGGCTCACCGGGCCACCACGTGCTGCCTTCGACGAACTGGTCGTTTTCGACGCGCATGATGTCGCGGCTTGGGGGTATGAGCCGTTCACGTCTACGACGTGGCCTGCCTCGACGACGATTGCCTTCAGCGGGTGCATCGTCGTGACCGTCTCCCTCGTCCACTTCCACGCGCCAGAGCTCCAGCGGGATGGAGGCGTCGACGGCTTTTTCAGAATGTTGCGTGCCGTCGCGCAAGTCCCAGAACGCTTCTTGCGCCTTGTCGAACACGTAGTCTTCGGGCCGCGCGAGGCGGCGTGAGTTAGCCACAGCTGCTGCGAGCGCGGCTTCCCGAGCGGCTGTGCGCTCTTCAATTGTTGTTGTCATCCTGCTGCTCGCTCCAATTCTTCGATCGACTGCTCATTGACCCATTCCGTCAGGTCGGCCCAACCGCGCTTGATGCAGTGGCCGTGATGGCAGCGGAACGCGCCGTAATAATCGTTCTCGGGTGCGGGCTCGCGCACTGCGGCACCGCTGTCCACTCCGCCCGTGTGGTCGTCCCGCCACGGGCAGCTCATCTCCGTCCACCCGCTCGGGTCGGGCTCGTGACGCTTCAACATGTTGCGCTGGTCGAGCCACTTGTAGGTGCTGGCGAACATGCGGTTGCGCTCGAGCGCTTCCTCCGTGGGGAGCTTCTCGCGGCTCACGCGCCGCCCCAAAATCTGCAGCCCGAACCCGTCGAGTAGCTCCTGCGCCGTCCAGCGGCTCCCGTTGTGTTCAGTCACCCGCGTGGTCCACCCGTTGTAGGCCTTCTTGCCGTTCAGGTGTCCAGGGAGCCGCCCCACTCGAGTGACGCCGCTCATGCCCGGATCCGCGCCCAGCAGCTTGCCGTGAATGAACGCGCGGATCAACCCATCGAACCGCGCCATGTCGCGCTCGGGTTCGTGCAGGAAGTACCACCACTGCTCGTTGCCCGGCGACGTCTCGATCTTCCAGGTCGGCGGCATGTCCGCCACGAACGCCCGGTCAACTTTCGTGCCCACATCGTCCACCATCAGCGCCAGCCCCGCCGCGAATGTTTCCGTCCTGCGGCGATATGTTCCGTCGCCCGCTCGAGTGAACGCGCCCACCGTGACGTAGGCGTTGTCGCTGCTGTCGAAAGGCATCTCCGCCCCCGGTCGCCAAGGTCGCGGTCGCCACGCGTTGGGCGGGGCGGAGTAAGGGTCGCCCGGGAACCCACACAGGATCAGCCGCTCCTCGGGGCGTAGCCCCCGGAGTTTGGCCATTGATGCAGAGTCGGCTCCACGGAATTGGTAGATGGCTTGGCGAGTGTCTCCGACAATAATTAGGCGCTTTGCGGCTGCCT